CGAAATTCAGCCGTGTAACTCGGGGTGTATTTTCTCTGTGTCATAGGGTCCATCCTTCGAGAGTTTTACTCTCCGGTAAACCCGGGGCGGTTCAAGTCAATGGAAACCTATATCACCGACAATCCGGCACTGAACGACTGGGAATCCCAGCGGCGCGGCCAAAACTGACAATACTGGACCTGATATATGAGCTTTGAATTCAACCCGACCATTACGATGAACCTGATCCTGTCTGTGATCGTGATGGTTTTTGCGTGGTTTCGGACCCGCAACCACAACGTCGACGACAAATTCAAGGCGGGGTCCGACCGGATGGACCGGCACGACAAACGGCTGACCGTGCTGGAGCAGACCGTGACCGCGATGCCGGACAAGGATGATATGCACAACCTGCAGATCGAGATGACCCGCATGGTAGGCCGGTTGAGCGAGATGCAAGCCGTGATGGAGGGTAATGCAAAAATAATGGAGCGGCTGGAAACCATCGTCAGCCGCCACGAAGACCACCTGATCGAAGGGAACAAAAACCGATGAGCGATTACGTCGAAACCCTGTCCCGGCACCGCCGACTGACAATCCTGCGTTTTCTGGCCGACAGTCCGGAATATACGTCCAATGTCTCGATCCTCGAGGAGGTCTGCAACGGGTTCGGCATAACCTCGAACCGCGATCAGGTGATCACCGATCTGGAATGGCTGCGCGAGCAGGGGTTTGCTGCCTTTGACGGCAAGGGTGACTTTATTGTGGTCACAGCCACAGCACGCGGCGTGGAAGTTGCCGAGGGCAAGGCGCGCCATGAAGGCGTGCAGCGCCCGCGCCCCGGCCAGTAGGGGGAATGATGACCCACCCCGTCCATAGCCCCGACCATTACACGGCGCATCCGTCCGGCGTGGAATGCATCCAGATCACCCGGCATATGAATTTCAATCTGGGCAATGCGATCAAATACATCTGGCGCTGCGACCACAAAGGCAAGCCTGTCGAGGATCTGGAAAAAGCAATCCAGAGTCTGAAGGACGAAATCGCCCGCCGCAAGGCACTGCCCAAGGAAGGAGGCTGATATGCCCCCCACCCGCAAAACCGATCTGCTGCCCGCCGAAATGAAGGACTGGTTCAAACAGGCCCTGAAGGACGGCGGGTTTTCCGGCTACGAGCAGATCGCCGATGATCTGAATGCGCGCCTCGAGGAGGCCGGATATTCCCTGCGCATTTCCCGTGCCGGGGCACAGCGGTTCGGTGCGGAATACAAGGAGTTCGTCAAATATCAGGAAGAGGCAGGTGCCTGGGCGGCTGACTGGATCAATGATCAGGGGCTGGAGGAGGAGGCCAACCGCCACGGCGTGCTGTTCCAGATGCTGACCACACTGGCCTTCAAGTTCATGAAGGGGCAGATGGAGGATGGCCGCGAGGTCGACCCGAAGGAGTTGCATTTTATCGGTCGGATGATGAAGGACATCATGGCCAGTTCCGGCATCCGCGAGCAGCTGATTGCCAAAGAGAAGGAACGCATTCAGGAAGAAGAGCGCGCCCGCGCCGCCACAATGGTCGAGAAGATCGCCAAGAAGGCAGGCATGACCGCCGCTACCGTCGAGGGGATCAAGGCTGAAATTCTGGGGGTGGAGCCATGATTGCTGCCGGTATGATCGTGATCGCATCCGGACTGCTCGCTCTCGGTCTGAATAAACCGCTTTCTGATGACGGTGCTATCGGGGCGGCTATCACTCTGGCCGGAGCCTTGGTTTTCGGCTTGGGCATTGCAGATATCTTCTTCCAATATTTCGGTGACCCGTAATGAACGCTCCGGTTTCACAGGAAGAGTGGGAGCGCCAGCGCCGCGCGGCCACCGAGTCCATGCCCGATCTGATCGACGATGTCGGCCTGCCGAAAATCCTGCTGCCGTATCAGGCGCGGGTGGTGTCCCTGCTGGATAACAGCGCAACCCGCGCGCTGTTCGTCGAGAAATCCCGCCGCATCGGCCTGACGTGGGGGCTGGCCGCCTATGCGGTCCTGCGGGCCGGACGCGACAAATCGGCGGGCGGCATGGATGTGATGTATATCTCGTTCAGTCAGGAAATGACCCGCGAATTTGTCGATGCCTGCGCAATGTGGGCGCGTGCCTTTTCCGTGGCGGCACAGGATGCCGAAGAAACCCTGTTTCCCGACACAGACAAGAACGGGGACCGCTCTATCGCCGCCTTCCGCATCCGTTTTGCCTCGGGTTTCGAGATCATGGCGCTAAGTTCGGCACCGCGATCACTGCGCGGCAAGCAAGGCGTGGTGATCATCGACGAGGCTGCCTTCGTCGATGATCTGGCCGAGTTGCAAAAAGCCGCGATGGCCTTTCTGATGTGGGGCGGTCAGGTGATTGTCTGCTCGACCCACAACGGGGCCGAAAACTATTTCAACTCCCAGATACAGGATATTCTGTCCGGCAGGCTGCCATATGAACATGTCCGGATCGATCTGGACGATGCGCTGCGGGATGGTCTTTACAAGCGCATTGCACTGGTAACCGGGGCGCAGTGGTCACCGGAGGCCGAGGCAAAGTGGCGTCAGGATATCATCGACTTTTACGGTGACGGGGCGGACGAGGAGCTGTTCTGCATCCCCAGCCTTGGCACCGGCGCATGGATGCCAGCCCCGCTGATCGAGGCACGCATGACCGCAACGGATGCGCCCGTGCTGCGGCTGGACCTGCCCGCCGATTACCTGCAACTGCCGCCGGTCACACAAAAGAGCCTGATTTCGCCGTTCATGGAAGATCTGGAGGAAGCCCTGGGCAAGGTTGATTTGTCGCTGCGCTATTCGGCGGGGTTCGACTTTGCCCGCGTCTCCGACCTTTCAGTGCTGGATTTAATGGGCATTGAACAGCAGTTGAAACGCCGTGAAGCCCTGTCGGTCGAAATGCGCGGGGTGCCGGGAAAAGAACAGATATTGATTGTCGGAACGGTGCTGGAGCATGTGAAATCACGCCTGACAGGCGCGGCTTTCGACGCCACCGGCATGGGCTGGATCGTGGCCGAGGAAATGGGGCGCAGGTTCGGATTGCGCGAAAGCGAGGATGGCTCCGGTCTGGTCTGGGCCATCAAGTTCACCGAGGAATGGTACCGGATACACATGCCGCCCCTGAAGGCGGCATTCGAGGACGATATGATTGCCATTGCCCCGGATGATGACCACCTGTCCGATATCCGGGCAGTCAAGGTCATACGCGGCACCCCGCGCGTACCACCCACCCGGGAGGGTCAAGCGGGCAAGAAACGCCACGGGGATTATCTGATTGCTCTGGCGCTGGCGCATTTTGCCTCCCGTATGCGTCATGTGGAGTATGGCTATCGCGCCGCAAGCCCCCGCAATCAGGATGACGGACGCATGAGCGACCTGCCACCAACAGACAACAATACCCGTGACAGGAAGTGGTGGCGACCACCGCTCGGAGCCGGATTGAGAGGACGTATCTAATGGAACGCAGACCACAACTGCTTGATCGCTGGGGCAACCCCGTCAAACGATCCACCCTGAAGACCGAAGTGGCAGCCCCCACACTGGGCGGCGTGCGCTCGCCGATCTCCGGCACCCCTGCGGACGGGCTGAACCCGGTCCGGCTGGCCAATATCCTGCGTGCCGCCGACGGTGGTGATCCGGTCCAGTATCTCGAACTGGCAGAAACAATCGAGGAGCGCGACCCGCACTATCTGGCAGTTCTGTCCACCCGCAAACGATCGGTCGGTCAAATCGACATCACGGTCGAGGCGGGCGGCACAGACAAACATGATGTGGCGATGGCGGATATGATCCGGGACTGGCTGAAGCGCGACGAGTTGACCGAGGAGGTGTTCGACATCCTCGACTGTATCGGTAAAGGCTATTCTTTCACCGAAATCATCTGGGACACATCCGCAGGCCAGTGGTACCCGTCGCGGCTGGAATGGCGGGATCCGCGCTGGTTCCGGTTTGACCGCCGCGATCTGGCGACCCCGCGCCGGCTGGACGATAACGGGCAAGAGGTCGATCTGGAAGCCTTCCGCTTCATATATGCCCGCATCAAGGCCAAATCCGGACTGGCCCTGCGGGCCGGTCTGGCCCGCGTTGCAACATGGGGCTGGATGTTCAAGGCCTACACGCAGCGCGACTGGGCAATCTTCACCCAGACATATGGCCAGCCGTTGCGGGTCGGCAAATGGGCCGCAGGTGCTTCTGACGAGGACAAGGACACCCTGTTCAATGCCGTCGCCAACATTGCCGGCGACTGTGCGGCCATTATGCCTGACAGCATGACGATCGACTTCATCGAATCAAAGAATGTCGGATCCGCGCACCAGCTTTACAAGGAGCGTTCTGACTGGCTGGACCAGCAGATATCCAAAGCTGTTCTGGGGCAGACCGGCACGACGGATTCGGTTACCGGCGGGCTGGGGTCCGGCAAGGAACACCGTGAGGTTCAGGAGGATCTGGAGCGCGCCGATGCCCGCACGCTGGCGGCCA